TTCATGTATGAGTCGCAAACCTTTGAAACGATCTTGAATCGTATGTTGGAACGCGTGCCGGATCATATCGACAAACGGCAAGGGTCAGTCATCTATGATGCCCTGGCTCCTGCCGCGGCAGAGCTTGCACAAATGTACATCGACCTGGACATCAACTACAACCTCTCGTTTGCTGACACGGCCAGTGGCGAGGCTCTGACGAGGCGGGCAGCGGAGTTCGGCGTAAACCGTCGAGCAGCGACGAAAGCGATCCGTCTGGGTGAGTTCTATGCAGCGAACCATGTGCCGATGGATGTGCCGATCGGCAGCCGATTCTCGATTGAATCGGTCAACTATGCGGTCATCAGCAAGATCAGTACCGGTGTATATCGCTTGGAATGCGAGACGCCGGGTGGGATCGGCAACCAATTTTATGGGGCGCTGCTGCCGATCCAGTTCATCAATGGTTTGGCCAGAGCGGAGCTTGGTGCGGTTCTGGTGCCAGGAGAGGATGAGGAGACGGATGAGGAGCTTCGGCAACGATATTTTGAAACGGTGAATGAACCAGCATTTGGCGGGAATGTGGCCGACTATAAGCAAAAAATCAATGCCATCGATGGTGTTGGAGGGGTGAAGGTTTACCCGACATGGAACGGTGGAGGAACAGTCAAATGCACGATCATCGCCTCCGATTGGAACGCGCCGTCCACGCAGCTTACTAGTGACGTGCAACAACTGATTGATCCGGTCCCGCAAGGGCAGGGACTTGGACAGGCGCCGATCGGGCATCTCGTAACGATCACAGGTGTGGAGCCCGTGACCATCGATGTGGAAACAACTGTAACGCTTGAAGCGGGTGTAACCATTGGACAGGTTCGGGAGTCGATTGAGCAAGCGGTGGAGGCATATCTGCTTGGGCTGAGGCGCTATTGGGCACATGAAACGCAGCTTGTCGTCCGAATCTCTCAGATTGAATCGGCCATACTTGCCGTGCCTGGTGTCATTGATGTGGAGGATACAGAGCTTAACGGCAGTGCTGCAAACATCATGCTGGGCGAGGAAGAAGTGCCGATGCTTGGGAGTGTGACGGTACATGTCTGAACGAATCATGCAGTATTTGCCAGACTACTATGAAAAAGTCAGAGACATGAACGAGCTCGCAGCAACCGAATCGATCGAGCTGGATGCTATGGCAGCAGCCATACAACAGTTGTTGGAAGACCAGTTTGTCCTGACAGCCAGTATGGATGCGATCAGACGCCGAGAGCAGATGCTTGGCATTCATGCAGACCCCGAATCAGAGTCACTTAACTTCAGACGAAGAAGGCTCATCAACCGTTATTCAACGAAGCCTCCGTTTACGCGCCACTGGCTGCAACAGCAACTGGATCGCTTGGTTGGTCCCGGTATGACGATTGTGTCAGTCGATCCGCAACAGTTTATGCTGACCATCACTGCGAACATCGACAATGCGAACGTGTTTCGTGAGATCATCCATACTGTCGAAGCGGTGAAGCCAGCGAACATGATCTACCAACAGAACACGTCGATTCAGTCCGTTGTCGGCCTGGAAGAGCATATTGCGAAGCAGGTCATTACATGGAATTACGCATTGGGGTCTTGGGGGCTCGGCACCCAACCCTTTTCAACACTCGGAGCGAAGGAGGTTGTGAAATGATAGCAGAGCAATTTATGCATGATGTCGCACAATACGTTGAAGGCCGTGTGTCCAAGGTTGTACTCAACAGCAGCTATGTGATCTCACAGTTTGAGCAAAAAGCAGTTACCGACGGCATGCTGGCGATCAACTATATCATTCCGGCTTCTGACGTGTCACTGGTGACCAAGATTGAATTGAAAGATGCGGCTGATCATGTGATCACCAGTCATGATGTGAACGTGCCGATTACATCGGACACGTTGATGTTGCAAACCATTCATGTTAAAGAGGTGACGAACTAATGGCAAAGACTGATTGGCAGATGGGCGATATCGTGCAACCGGCGGACCTGAATCAGATCGGGCAGGAGATTAATGATGCCGCAACANCCGCTGCGAATGCCCAACAAACGGCGAATCATGCCAAGAATACAGCCGAGAGTCATGCAGCAAGGCATGCCACAGGCGGGGAAGATCCGTTGACACCTGCGCAAATTGGCGCCGAGACGCCTGCGGGTGCGCAAGCAAAGGCTGATGCTGCTGAGGCAGCGGCGAAGGCAGCAAGCGTGAACAAGATTGCTGCTTATCAGTCAAATCCAGGCATAGATCCAAATACGACTGAAGAGGCGCTTATACTGACTGGTCATGATAACCGGCCTCCGGGTGGTCAAGCTTTTTATTACATTCATACATTCTTTTACTCAAGCACAACAGGTAATCGCGCACAATTGGCTCAAGGTTATCAGAATAATGAACTTTGGATGAGACGCTATTATAACGGATCTTGGACAGAGTGGCTTCGCATCTATGACGCAACTTCGATAAACACGCTCAGTTGGCAAAAATACGCAATTACCGCAGACCGAGGAACCTCAAAAGCTACGGTCAGCGATGACTTAAATACCATCGTTGAGACAGGGGTTTATTCGGTAGCTACGAGCGCCGCTAACAGGCCTATAAGCGTTATTGGAACATTGGTTGTTCTAAAAAGAAATGCAACAACCCTATCTCAAACTTATTATGCGCTCAGTGTAACCGAAGGGTATAGAAACAGGGTATTTCATAGAACCTCAAACGATGGAGGAGCGACTTGGAGAGATTGGACTGAGTTTTGGTCCACTGAGAATTTAAGAATTGGAAGTCACGGCCTTCTCGAATACTATAGCGGAAGTGGGTGGAGAAACGTGGGAGCAGTTAACATGTATGCAAGTAATGAGGTTCAAGAGCAGTTTACTTCAACAATAACTACTCCAGTGGTTAGTAATAGCAGCAACTCAGCCACTCTTGTTGCTAAGCATTTACCAAAAGGATATTCAGGTGAAATTATGATTGAGTACCAAATAATGTGTAATTCAGCAAACACAGGGGTTCTTATCATAATACCTAACAGAGCACCGAATGCAGCGTCATCTGTCAATAATTCAAACGATAGTCAGATGTTTAATAAGTATGCGTATAATACTGGAAGAATAGATTACCGTACTCCGATAGGAACGTCTAATGTATCCTTTGACAACGCATATTATCTACAGGATGCATTCGCTATTAGTTCAGCGAATGTTTGGGAGACCAAAACACTTAACTTGTATCTGAGAGAGCCTGGGCCGATCTATTTCATTGTGCGTCTGAACGCATCTTCTCCTGAATCAAAGCAGATATCTGTACGAAATGTAAAATTTAAATATTCTATTGGATAAGGAGGGGCTTGAATGTTTGCCATACTTCACGATCATGGGGCTTATATCGGATTTAAAAAAATTCAAGAGGAAGGAGAAGAGCGAACCTTTCAACTCAATTACATCCTAGTCGAACAGGTTCCTGAAGAGTTGCTGAATATTCCTCAGAATCATATGGCGATTGTGTCGGAAGTGGGTGGTGAAGTTGTCGTCAACTATGAACCGATCCCAACGCCTGAGCCGGAGCAGGATGAGATCACGCGGTTGAAACTCGCAATGGCGGAGATGGCGGAGGTTTATGAACAAGAAATGACGGATCTTCAACTCGCTCTGGCAGAAATCGCAGAGCTAGTCGCAGGAGGTGATAAGTAATGGCCAAGGTATACTATGATCTTATCCAAAAAGGATTGCGCACGATCCAGGATGTCCCGCTGCGTTGGCGTGATGAGGTACAAGCACTGTTGGATGCGGATGTTGCATGAAGCTCCCGATGAGGGAGCTTCTTCTTTTGGGCTCAATTTAAGAGAGTTGTTGCTCAAATTGCTTTTCTAACAGACTTAAGAGACACGAGTGGCTGCTCTCAAGAGAAATCCAGCAATTTGCCACGGATAAGACCGCTGTGTCCGTTAGAATCAATCGTGCGCCAAGATGCCCGAATAGTGTCTCTGGTGTCCGATAGAGCAGCAAATGCAAACTCTCTTAAACACGGCTTATTTTTTTGAACAATGGGGTGAGGGTATGGAATGGCCAGCATTAGTATCGGTTGCGGCCGCGCTGAGCGGAATCACCTTAGGTTGGCTCGGACGATCTCGCACCGTCCGGCGGGACGGGGCGGAGGACGGTGAGCTCCGCGCATCCGTAAAGTATATCCGTGATGGTGTGGATGACTTGCGGGCGGAACTCAAATCGCAGAGTCAGCGCTACGACCTGCTTGCCGAGCGAGTCACGCGTGTCGAGGAATCCGCCAGGCAGGCTCACCATCGGATAACGCGGCTGGAAGGACGGGATTGACGCATTCAAGAGATTCAGTCGCAATATCTGCAATGTTGGGAGGTGGCCTTAATGAAACGATCTGAATTTATCGCCACAGTCGCGCCGATCGCCGTCAAGGTACGACTTGACGGTGGTGTTCTCTTCCCGTCTGTTTCGATTGCGCAGATGATTCTGGAAACAGGCGGGAAGATCCACAGTTGGTTTAACCTTGTCGGATACAAGGTCGGCAGCGGCAGGCAGACGCCATACTGGCGCGGCAGAAGCGTAAACCGCGTCACCTGGGAAGTCCATGACAACGTCAGGCACGACAATGTGTCTGCGGATTTCAGGGCCTATGACAGCATCGAGGACTGCCTTAAGGACCAGGCGTTGCTGTTCCTGAACAACAGGTCCAGATACCAGCGCGTAATCGATGCCAAGAGTCCGGGAGAGCAAGCGGAGATGTTGCAACNGTGCGGATATGCCACCGATCCGCATTATGCAACGAAGATCGTTCAGATCATAACGGGTGATCAACTCTTAGATTATGACGAGGAAGCGGTGAGAGCGATGGAGAAGATGGCTGATCTGGAGCGAAGGCTCCTGGCCGCAGAAACGGCAAACCAACGTATGGAACAGCGATTGCAGGCGCTGGAGGACAAACACCGTATGGCAGTGCCGGAATGGGCTCAAGCAGCGATCGAAGAAGCGGTTAAGGCTGGCTATATAAACGCACCGGATGGTGGCAGTGAAGACTTCTACCGGTTCGTGACCGTCATGCATAGAGCCGGTATGTTCGGGGGAGTGGCAGAATGATTGATATGGATTTCATCGTTGGACTGATCGATCCAGCGCTGATCATCGTTGTCGCAGCGTGCTGGGTGATGGGATTTCTTCTAAAGCAGACTCCGCGTGTGCCGGATTGGACAATCGTATATCTCGTAACGGCATTCGCCATCCTGCTCGCCATTGGCCTGATCGGTCTGTCTGTGGAGACCATTATCCAAGGAATATTGTGCGGCGCAGTCTCCGTATATGGACACCAATTGGTCAAACAGACCAGAGAACGAGATTAA